TGAAATAGCGGCTCTGGAGGCCGAAGTTGGCCCGTAATATTGAGGTATATTATGAACCACGGAAGCAGTTTCTCCCGTTCCACGCCCGTAAAGAGCGATGGGCCTGCATCGTCTTCCATAGACGAGGAGGCAAGACGGTTGGCTGCATCAACGATCTCCACACAAGAGCTCTTTACACTCCAAAGAAGAACGCTCGCTATGCGTACATTGCTCCATTTTATCGTCAGGCCAAAGACGTTGCTTGGATGTATCTCAAAGAGGCAACGCAGGATTCGGCAGTTAAGGTCAAGGAATCTGAACTGTCTGTTGAACTCTTCAACGGGGCCAAGATCACCCTTTACGGTGCAGATAACCCCGACGCTCTCCGTGGCCTTTATCTTGACGGGGTCATCCTGGACGAGTTTGGCGATTGCCGACCGTCCCTATGGGGTGAAGTTGTACTCCCCTGCTTGGCAGATCGCAAGGGGTGGGCTGTCTTTATTGGGACACCTAAAGGAAAGAATCATTTTTGGCAAGTTCGGGAAAGAGCTAAAAGGGAATCTAACTGGTACTATTTAGAGGTTAGGGCAAGTGATCCTGGTTGTGTTCTGCCACAGGAAGAGCTTGACGAAATGCGAGCCCAGATGTCTGAGGCTCAGTATGCACAGGAGCTCGAATGCTCCTTTGAAGCAGCAGTAATAGGAACGTATTATGCGAAACAAATTTCGCTCATGGAAGCAGGTCGCATTGACGGCAAGCCAGGAGGCCCTCAAATCGGTATCGTCCGACACGACCCGGACTTCCCAGTTTCCGCTTCCGCTGATATTGGATATACTGACTCCTCGGCGTGGTGGTTCTGGCAACACAGGCCGGACGGCATCGCGGTCATTGATTACGAAGAGCACCACAGCGAAGCCCTCCCGTTCTATTTCCAACTCTTAAGAGGTAAAGGTTATGACTACGAAACAATCTGGCTCCCGCACGACGCCAAAGCAAAGAGCCTCCAAACCGGGCGCACCACAGTTGAACAATGGCTGGCTGAGCGCAACGATGACGGAGCTCAAGAATTTCCCATCGATATTGTCCCTCGGCTTGATGTCCAGCATGGCATTGATGCTGTTCGGTTTATACTCCCTCATTGCTATATTGATCAAGTAAAGTGCGGTGAGGGCATTGAAGGTCTACGGGCCTACAGGAGAGCATATAGCGAAATAACGAAGTCTTTCAGTGAGAAGCCGGTGCATGACTGGTCGTCAAACCCGGCTGATAGCTTCCGATATCTCGCTCTAGTAGCAAAGGAAAGGATAGAAACGAAAAATGTACGCCAGATTCTAACTGAGGGGAATTACAAACCTCCGGGGATGACGCTGGAAGCGTTACACCACGACAGGGCGTTAGGACGTCCTCGATTTAATAGGGCAAGAATATGACAGAGTCTTCTCCAGCACAACAGTTCTTCGCGGCGGATAATACCCCGATCAAAGGCAAGAAGGACTTCAGGAATACCCCCGGAGGTTGGTACCGAAGGTGGTCCACTGAAATGAACGCCGCTAACAAGCGAGTTCTCCGGTGGCACAAACAGGGAAAGAAAATTCAGGCTCGCTACGCTGATCGTCGTGGTATGCAGGGGAGCCAAGGCTACACCGATGATGACAGTAGTTCCGGCGGCAATATGTTCCGGATCAACCTGTTCAACTCCAACATCAACACTGTAAGGAGTCTGCTCTATGGATCCACACCGAAGGTTGATGTTACTCGCAGGTTTGCTGATGCTGATGATGATCCTGCTCGTGTTGGTTCCCTTATTCTTAATCGTATGCTGAACACCAGTATGGAGGCCAGCGGGGACGACTACAAGTCTAGCCTCCAGTATGCGCTTGATGACAGGCTGATCCCCGGCTTTGGCATCGCTCGTGTACGCTACGAAGTAGATATGGAAGATATCGACCACGCAGAGGTTGTGGGCGATGACAACATTATCCAAGCCGAGGCGTACACTGAAGAGAAGTTAGTTAGGGAAGCTGCTCCGGTAGACTATGTCCACTGGGATGACTTCAGATGGGGCTGGGCCAGAACATGGACTGATGTGCCATGGATCAGCTTCCGGGCTTTCCTTACCAAAGATGAGGCTACGACTCGCTTCGGTAAGGCTGTGGCCAATGAGCTCATCTATAAGAACAAGACCGTCAACCAAGTGGTTGAAAGCCGGCTCACGTCTGATGAAACAGCAGATGCTTGGGACCGGGCTGAAGTGTGGGAAATATGGAACAAGAAAGATAAGACTGTCTACTGGTGGTCTAAGGGCTACGAGCGTATCATGGACAAGAAGAAGGATCCGCTGAAGCTATACGGATTCTGGCCATGCCCGGAGCCTATGCTCGCCAACTGTACGTCCAATCTTCTCTTGCCGCAGCCGGATTTCGTCATAGCGCAAGACTTATACAATGAAATTGATCAACTTGAAACGCGAATCGGCATAATTACGACTGCGGTGAGAGTCGTTGGAGTCTACGATGAATCCAACGATGGTGTGAAGCGTATGTTGGAGGAGGGCTTTGAAAATGACCTGATCCCAATGAAGAACTGGGCCAAGTTCTCCGAGAAGGGAGGGCTGGACGGTCAGGTTGACTGGCTCCCCATCCAGGATATGGTTGAGGCTCTAATTAAGCTGGTGGAAATGCGTAGTGACGCTATGGCTCTACTGTACGAGGTGACAGGTATGTCAGACATCGTGCGTGGCGCTTCAGGGCCATCACGTGAGACGGCTTCGGCAGCAGAAGGTAAGAAGACCTTTGCCAGCATCAGGGTACAGGCACTCCAAGAGGACTTCGCAAGGTTTGCCAGTGATCTGATGACACTGAAGGCAGAGGTTATCGCTAAGCACTTTGAGGCTACTACCATCGTTAAGGAGTCTAATATCCTACGGACTGCTGATGGTAAGAACCAGCAACTCATAGAGTCTGCTGTTAAGCTCATTAAGGAGCCAGAGGAAGCAGCATGGCGCATTGAAATTAGGCCCGAGTCTGTGGCTATGGTGGACTACGACAAGATGCGTAAGGAGAGGGGCGAGTTTATCCAGTCTGTCTCCACCTTCCTGCAAGCCTCTATGCCACTGGTTCAACTTGACCCATCATCTACGCCGACCCTTATAGCTATGCTCAAGTGGGCGGTCGCAGGGTTCAAGGGTAGCCGTGAGATTGAAGGGGTGCTGGACGAAGCGATCGAAAATATGCAGAAGGCTGCGGAAGAAGCCAAGAACGCTCCGCCAGAGGAAGAGCCACCATCTCCAGAAGAGGTCAAGGCAGCAGCCGAGCAAGCGAAGGCCGCAGCCGCCGCAGAGCTGGAGCAGCAGAAGCATCAAAACAACATGGAGCTGGAAGCTGCCAAGTTCCAGGCGGATACCAAGGAAATTCTGGCAGAGCTACAGTCTCAGCTCAAAGTTATACAGGCTGAAATGATGGCCGCTATACAGGGCGAAGTGGCCCAGAGTGAAGCGGCTATGGTTGAGGACGACCACAGCACTGAAAATAAGATTAAGGTTAAGAAGACGGCTACCCCAGCGTCTAAAGGGAACGGCAGTGACGACTAGAACATGGCGACAAACGAAGGATGGCATGGTCGAGATTACTTCCCGGCCCAGCCTCCCCAGTGAGCTGCGGGTTGATGAGACTTTTAAGTCACCTATTGACGGTACGATTATTAGCACGAAGCAACAGCTACATGATCACAACAAGCGAAATAATGTGGAACAAACCACAGACGGCCACTTCCAAGATTGGAAAGCAGGGCAAGACAAGCGCGATGATTTCTATCTAGGGAAGACTGGAAAAGAAGAACGAATAGAGGCGATCAAGAAGACCCTCTATCACTTAGGAGAACGACCATGAGCGGCGATACAATGCGTGATGCTATGACGGCTGCGTACGAGGAGGCTGAGAATGAAGAACAAGAAGAAGCAGGGGGATCCCCGGAAAACGCCTCGGAGTCCTTGGGGCTTGCCCCCGAGGGAGAACCTTCCGGAGAAGAACAAGTATCAGGAGCAGAAGGAGGACAAGAAGACCTTGGAGGAGAGCCGGAAGGCGGCACACCTCCAGATACAGGAATTCCTGTTTCGGCCGCACCCGCCGGGGATGCTGCACCATCTGGTGATGGTCCGCAAGCGCCCGTTTCCTGGAAGCCTGGAATACGGGAACACTGGGCAGGAATACACCCTGAGGTCCAGGACGAAATTGCCAGACGAGAAGCCGACCATAACAAAGTCCTTAACGACTCGGCAGGTTTTAGAAAGGTGGCGGACGAATACTACCGGACTGTAGCTCCGTTCCAAGGTCTTATACAGGCTCAGGGGAGTACTCCGGCTGAAGCTATCCACAATCTAATGTCCACAGCAGCCCAGCTCACACAAGGTACTCCGGCTCGGAAAGCTGAGGTAGTCCTTAACATCATAAATGAGTATGGTGTGGATATCAGCATGTTGGATCAAATACTGGCGGGTCAGCCTGTCGCCGACGACCCCAACGCTGCCCTCCTTACTTCCATTGATGAACGCCTAGCCCCGATACATAACTTCATGGGTGGAGTCCAGCAACAGCAGACTACTCGGAATGAAGCTGTTGGGGCTGAAGCTGCGACAGAGCTGGCAACCTTCGCAACAGCGCACAGTGAGTTCTATGAGGACTTACGGGATGACATGGCTGACCTGCTGGAAATGGCAGCGAACCGTGGACGGGCTATGACTATGGAGGAGGCCTATGAACGAGCAGCCGGAGCGCATCCCGACATTGGCCCTATACTTCAACAGCGAACAGCGGCGGCGGCAGGAAAACTTGATCCTGCGGCAGCGGCTCGCAAACGCAATGCCTCTTCTAGCATTAGGGGGACTCCAAATGCAGGAGGAACTCCCGGTGGTGGAGAAGAGACGGTGCGGGGAACCATAGAGCAGCTCTGGGATGACCAAGTTGGAGGTATTGAACACTGAACGCTTGCTTTTCGCACCCTTTATATGCTATCCTACGCGTGAATGAGGAACTAGGAATTCCCAGCCCCCACAGGCAGATTTCCCCAAGTGGCCGAAAGCGTAATCACACTTAACTTGGAGGAAAAGAACAATGCCTTTCCCAAATATCAGTGACATTATTGCTACTACGATTGACAGTCGTACGCGCAAGATCGCTGACAACGTAACCGATAACAATGCTTTGCTGAGCAGGCTCAGTGCGAAAGGCAAAATCAAGACAGCCAGTGGTGGTGTCAAGATTTTGCAGGAACTTTCGTTTGCTGAGAATGCGAACCAAGGCTGGTATTCGGGGTACGACCTCTTACCTGTGGGCGTGTCCGATGTACTCAGTGCTGCTGAGTACGATTGGAAACAGGCAGCGGTTCCCGTTGTCATCTCTGGCCTGGAGATGTTGCAAAATTCAGGCAGGGAGCGCATGATTGACCTCATGGAAGGTCGGTTGGGCGTAGCAGAATCAACAATCGCAAACCTTATCTCTGACGGACTGTACTCTGATGGTACTGGCTCCGGCGGTAAGGAAATTACCGGCTTGGACGCCGCCGTACCAGTTGACCCGACTACGGGGACATACGGTGGTATTGACCGAGCTACCTTTACCTTCTGGCGCTCGCAGGTGAACACTGTCACAGTCACCGCTGCGAACATACAGCAGGAAATGAACCAGTTGTGGGCATCACAGATTCGCGGTTCCGACCGGCCGGATTTGATCATGGTGGACACACTGTTCTGGGAACTCTATGTAGCCTCTTTGCAGGCCCAACAGCGATTCAATTCTCCGGTTGGTGGCGATGCCGGATTCCCGAGCATTAAGTACTTCGACGCAGATGTGGTCCTTGATGGTGGTATCGGCGGTAATGCAGTTGCGAGCACCGCGTACTTCCTGAATTGCGATTACATCTTCTATCGCCCTCACAGTGACAGAAACATGGTCTCGCTCTCCCCGAACCGTCGGTACTCTACCAACCAGGATGCAGAAGTGCAAATCCTCGCTTGGGCTGGAAACCTGACGTCTAGTGGCTCACGGTATCAAGGCAGGCTCGTCGGCGCGTAAACGGCTCACGCTTCAGCCGGTCGCAGTATCGGGCCGGCTCTTTTTAACAAGGAGATTTTAACGTGGTAAATCTAGCAACAGCCGAAGGCCGAATCGGTGCTATTGACCCTGATCGCAGGCAGTTAATCAATTCCGATGGTGGAGTTGATGGTTGGCCTGCCCCTGACTTTGAGTTGAACACTCAGCAGAAGGGGAGTGACGGGTTTATGTATCGGTTCGTCCAGGCTAATGGCGCGATTGCAGCCTCCCAGACTGATGTAGCGGTTGACGCCGCTGGTCAGGCTTCGGATGGTCTTGGTGCTTACGTGAACACACTCGCATTCGTTGACAACGAGTACGGTTGGGTTCGCAACGTGGTCATCACCGCAGACGCGACCTAAGGAATGGGACGGGAGGGGGTCGCTCCCCCTCCCAACTCTTTATGCCTTTCATAAACGGGACAGATTATACAGACGACGGGAGGATGGAGATCCATAACGAGGCTCTCCCCTACACTCCTGCGCCTGAAGATGTTTACATCAATGGCACTTTGCATCACGGTACGCATGGTCACATGATCGTATCCGGTAGTGCATTTGAAGGTGCCACTGATGTGTTCATTAACGGCTACCGACACACTCAGTTTGGTGTTCGGTATATCCAAATCCCCCCAGCAGTTTCCCCCGGATGGGTTGAAGGCTTTTCCGTAGAGACAGACCCTGCGGCAGCGGGGCGAATGCCAATTCAAGGAGCCGCAGCAGTGACGTCAAGCCGAGGGGCTGGGCGAATAGCTACTGGGGAAACCTGTGTTGAGATATCTGTACCAGTCGTCCCCGGTAACATCGCACTAGAGGCCAACGTCTTTGAATTCGCACAGTCCTTCGGTACGGATTTGGGGAATTACGGCATCAGACTTACAGCCAATGGCAGGTATGAATTTAGTGCTGAGGCGAATACGGGGACACCGTTCTGGCAGGGCATCAACTTCGGCACCAACTGGGTTGACGATGCCGGTGCCTCCAATGCTCTGTTTGAAGCACAACTTGTCCTGCTCAATGGGGGTAGTGTCAACAACCCTGTCTTTACTGGATGGAGCGGGTACGACGAATGGCTCCCCCTCACACAGGATTTGGAATGGTTGGATATAAATGATCAACCTGCAACCTCAAGCAACGCTGTCATTATACAAGTTGAGGTTAGAGAAATTGCAGTTCCGGGTAACATAGTCACCAGTAATTATCAGGGTGGCATGGATAACGAACCATAAAAACTAGAACTAGGAGAACGAAGTGGAAGCAGATTACGGTATGACAGAACAAGCATTTCTGGGCGGTGAGCAGAATGCTAGGTACGCTGAGGACAGTAAATTGTTCGTGACTTTCTTTAAGCACCCGACGGAAGACAAGGCGCAGTCGCTTGAGCAAGGCCGACCAATTTACAAAGAGATAGACTATTGCCGCATCATGGTCCCCGGTGATAAGGATAGTATCGTTGTTCGCCCGGCTCGTTTGCTGGACAAGCAACGATTTGCCAAGCAGTTCGCAGCTTATGAAGCAGGTGAAAAAGAGTACCTGGATGGGATGCCCCTCAAGGCATGGCCGATGGTCACTCGTGGGCAGGTTGAAGAGCTCAAATACTTCGGCTGCCACTCGGTTGAGCAACTGGCCGACCTTGCAGATATCCATGTGCAGAAGTTCATGGGTATGGGTACGCTCAAAGAGCAAGCGAAGGCGTACATTCAACAGGCCCAGGAAAATGCTCCACTGGTGCAGCTCAATGCAGCAGTTGAGCAAAAGGACAGTGAAATTGCTGCGCTGAATGAGGCAGTTGAGGACTTGAAGACTATTGTGGCAGAGCTTCAAGCAGATAGCAAACCTGCGCGAAAGAAAAAGGCGAGTTAAATGGCAGCGATCAGTAGGTACATCACCGCACAGGATATTATCAATCGGGCAGCAGTTGAATGTGGACTGGAGCCTAGCACTGATGTATTTGCTGATCCCAACCCTTCGTTTGTACAGCTACGGAATTTGATCACAACGTGTGGCCAGGATCTTAATGAGTCCTATCCCTGGGAAATCCTCCGCAGGGAGCATAACATCGTCACTTCTAACCCACCTGATACTGGTGTGTATGACTTGCCAGATGACTTTGGGTACATGATCGATCAAACTGGCTGGGAGCGGTCACAAGATGTACCGCTCGGTGGCCCGTTGTCGCCTCAACAGTGGTCGTATCTTCTGGGCCGGGACTTGGTGAACTTTACTATCTACGCCAGCTTCCGTATCATGGAGAATAAGTTTAACATCTTCCCCCAGCCTCCACCGGACGGCTTGGACATATTCTTTGAGTATATATCAAGGAACTGGGCGGAGTCTTCTTCTGGTTCAGGTACTTTCTGCGACACTATTGATGCTAATGATAATGTCGTACTGTTCAAGCCAGTGATGATGGTGCAGTACCTGAGGTTTAAGTTCCTTGATGCTAAGGGCTTCAACACAGCCTCAGCTCTAGGTGCATTTGAAAAAGCATACGAGTTGGCTACGGGCGGGAACAAGAGTGCTCCCCTGCTCAATGCTGGGTTCCGTAACTCTGGTATCCATTACTTGGACTACTGGAACATACCGAACACGAACTACGGTAGTCCCTAATGCTCGCAGCCCAAGAACAGGCAGCTCAGCCGTACACCTTCCCGGCTCCCACCGCAGGGATCAACTCCATTGTCAATCTCTATGGTATGGAACCTCGGGATTGTATCCTATCGGTTAACATTGACGCTACGACTTATGGGATGAAGGTACGTCCGGGGTACAACGAGTATGCTAACGGATTCGCCTCTGGTCTTAACATACAGACTATCATTCCCTACACTGGTAGCCAGGACGATGGGTCAGAGGATCGCCTCTGGGCGGCAAACAATGATGGGGTATATATCATTGATGTCTCTACGACTACGCCTGTTAAGGACATTGATTGGGCGAATAAGGCTGTAGAGTCCGGTCGGTGTTCCTTTACCCAGTTCACCAACGATGGTGGTGCTCATTTCCTTCTGCTGGCTGACGAGAATAATGGACTTCTGCTATACACTGAGTCCACCGGCCTATGGTCATTCCCGGGAGTCATCGGGCCAGCAGGAGGAGACTCCGACATAGTGTTCGTCATGTCCTGGAAGAACAGGATGTGGTACATTGAAAAGAACAGCACCTCTGCGTGGTACAGTGACGTAGGTGTGTTCGGTGGTACGCTTACTGAATTCAACTTCGGTAGCCGGTTCAGGTACGGCGGAATACTCTCCGTGTTAGCCGACTGGACACTTGACAGTGGTGAAGGCCCAGACGATTATATCGTAGCAGTTAGCTCGGCCGGGGACGTCATTGTGTATTCCGGCACCGACCCTTCAAGCTCTGCTACATTTGGCCTTATCGGGCTGTGGTTCATTGGTGCTGTTCCCTTTGGGCGCAGGATCATATCGCTATATGGTGGCGATATGCTCGTGCTGTCTACCTATGGGCTGATCAGTATGGGTGCTCTCCTACAGGGGAAAGACCCTTTCAGCCTAGAAGCCAGTCTGAGCTGGAAGATACAGGCATTCCTCAATACTGACCTCCAGGCTACGAGTAATCAGTTTGGGTGGGAGATTAAGATTCACCCAAATATAGCGCGGCTGATGATTAGCTCCCCCAAGGCAGGGTCAGCGGCATTTACTCAGTATGTGTACGACCTCAACCTCAAGGCGTGGAGTATTTGGCAGGACGTACCCATCATCACTTCGGAGCAGTATAACAAGGAGTTTTACTTCGGTTCTACTGGCCCAGATGTGTGGAAAGTAGAGGGTACACAGGATAATGTCACCATAGCTAATCCAGTGGTAGATGCCAAGCAGATCGGTTGGCAGTTGCTCACTAGCTACCAAGATATGGAGTCACCTGAAGTCTTTAAGCGTATGCAGTTCATACGTCCTATCTTCCTGGCTGAGTCCAAGCCTTCGTACTCAATACGAGCACATTACGACTATGACTTATCTGAACTGGCGGCTCCTCCTAATGCTTTGGTAGGAGCTACTGGCATTTGGGACTCCAGCCTGTGGGATATAGGTCTGTGGGGTGGCGGAGCCGTTCCCTTCCAGCCTCCCATAGGAGCGTATGGCATGGGGAAGACAATGGCTCTAGTCCTTAGTGGTAGGTCGCTGTCGGAAACTACCCTCATTGCTATGGGAGTCATCTGGGATACAGGAGGTATGTTGTGATTACCTTCCACTCCATGCACAGTAAAGAGGAGTGGGATTGGATTGCCGCTCGGGCTGAGTGTGTCTACTGTGAGGACAGCAAGGGCATCGTGGCATATGATGATGGGAAGCTCGTGGGTGCGGTGGCATTTGATCACTGGTCACATAATAGTGTTCACATCCACATAGCTGTGGATAGCATGATGATCTTTAAGCATGGGTTCCCAGAGGCTGTCTTTGATTACATCTTTAACCAGTGTGACAAGGGTTTAATCATAGGCATTACTCCAGCGTGTAATGAAGTATCAGTAAGGTTCATTAAACACATCGGATTTGTAGAGGTCTTCAGGCTGAAGGATGGCTTTGAAGAGGGCATTGATTTTGTGGTCACTGAGTACCGCAAAGAGAACTGTAAATACATAGAGGTTGACAATGGGCAAATCAGCTCCCAAAGCGCCTGATTACGCTGCCGCTGCTCAAGAAACTGCCGCTGGCAATCTTGAAATGATGGAGCTTCAGACTCGGGCTAACCGACCTGACCAGTACACTCCGTGGGGTTCACTTACATGGGAGGAGCTTGAAGGTACGGCTGGAACATGGAACCCTGAGACCCGCCGCATGGAAGGTGGCACGGAAGGTGGCTGGGTACAGAACATTACCCTCAACGAAGACCAACAGGCTGCGCTTGATCAACAGCTAGGTATCACACGTGGGCGGAGTGAACTTGCTGGCGGCATGATGGATCGCATGGGGGATGAGTTTGGCGAGCTTATGGACTGGGACCAGTTCGGTGCTGCTGGGGATCGTATTGAGGGTGGTGACTACTACAATCAAAGCGCAGAAGATGCCCTGTATGGTCGGTCAACTTCCCGGTTGGACCCTCGCTATGCACAGAAGAGGGAGGCCACTGAATCACAGCTTCGTAACCAAGGCTTGAGGCCGGGGGACGAGGCTTACGATACGGCTATGGCGAACCTTGGCCGTGAAGAGACAGATGCTTACCAGCAAGCTCAATTTGGTGCGACTATTGGAGCCGGCGCAGAAGGCGCTCGTATGCAGGGCATGGATGTTTCAGCCGGGGGCTTCAACACTCAGCTCAGGCAACAGGAAATCAGTGAGGAGATGCAGCGTAGAGGCTTTAGCCTTAACGAAATCAATGCTATCCTCAGCGGCCAGCAGGTCGCTATGCCGGGGATGCCAGGATTCAATACGGCTGGAGTAACGCAGGGAGCTGACATGACAGGTGCAGCCCAAGATGCTTACTCGGCTGACATGGATGCCTTCAGCGCACAGCAAGCCATGACGCAGAGTGTGCTGAACGCTGGGTCTTCGGCTATGGCCTTCTCGGATGCTAGGCTGAAGGAGAACATCAGGTATGCTGGCGAAGCACATGGTCGCCGATGGTACTTGTGGGATTGGATCACAGGAGGCTCGGACTTTGGTGTCCTGGCTCAGGAAAACCTTGACATGGTGGCTGGTACGATCAACGGCTTCATGGTCGTTGACTACAGGAGAGTATGATGGGTAATTTCAGAGGTGCGTCGTCAGCATTACGTGGAGGCGGAGGCGGTGATCCTAATTGTCCAGAGCCGGGAGGTCCGGCTGGTCCTCAGCCACAGCCAGGAGGTCCGAGTAGAGGTCCGATCCAAGCTGCGATGGGTGCTGCCAGAGGCGTTCCTGGGATGATGCAGAGATTGCAGCAACAGCGACAAGCGCAGGGAGGGCAGCCGGGAGGCGGTCCCCAGCTGAACCCCATGATGCAGAGGCAGCAAGCGATGGCTCAGCAGATGCGTGGTGGAATGGGAGGCGGAAGAGGTGGGTTCCAGAAGCCACAACGTCCGCCTAATCCTGGTGGAAGTCGGATGCCAATGCGCGGCGGAATGCGTGGTGGCGGGAGAGGTATGTACTGATGGCCACGACCAGCGAATACGAAAAGGTTTTGGAGAAGCTCTATGCACAGGGCTGGACTCCGGACCAAGGAGTACCCACGGAGCTCATTGAAGCTTCCAATAGGGACCAAGGAGGTTCCGTTGGGGTAGGTGATCCCCCTGTGTACCCGACAGGCGAGCCGCCAAGCGGAGCTCCCCAAGCGATGCCGGAAGCAATGGGAACTCCTCAGGCAGGGTCAGGGACAGGTGCGTTTGAAGGCATCTTTGATAACATGACTGACGAGCAGGCTGACAAGTACGCCGGGATGGGGGACTTGAAGAAGCAGTATGGTCAAGCTGAGGCTATGCGTGACACGGAAGCACTAGAGGGCTTCCTTGTCAACCAAGGCCGAACCTATGTGGCTGACTCCCCCATTGCTCACATCGTACGCGGGGCCAAGATTTACAAAGGTGCGAAGGACGTCAAGAAGATTGGCAAAGAGCAGACCGAAGGTCGCCGCAGCTTTATTGACCTCTTGCGCCAACGGGATAAGAAAGACGAGGAGATTGAAGAATTTGATTTGGAATCCCTCGTTAAAAGGAGAGAATAATGGACCCGATGGACATTATGCTCATGCAAACCGGGGAACGAGACACCGATATGCAAAGAGCTTTGTCTGATGGTCTCCGTCGCCGCCGTGAGATAGGACAGCTTGGTCAGCTTACAGGGGATGAAGTCCTTGCCCCATTCGGTAAGCAGTTGAGTCTCTCAGCTGACCGTGAAGTCCTTAAGGAAATGGACCGAGCAGATAAGCAGTCACAGCGTGAGCTGACCTCCGGGTACTACGACTTCCAGAAGGCTCAGGCTGGCTTGGCTCAAACTATGGCCCTTCGCAAGCAGACAGAGATTGAACGTCACAACAGAGCTTCGGAGGGGAGGGTCACCGCTGCCTTGCAGAAGACCCTTGACCGTGATGTGCAGAAGCTATCGGGTAATATAACGAAGGCCATGCTGCCTGACCTCCAAGCTGGTATCGCTCAGATTGATGACGAGCTCCGCCCCTACATTGAAACTAATTCAGGCCTCCCCGGAATGGGTGGACTGTCTAACCTTGGTGACTGGT